GTGCTAAATATGCGGTTATGCATTGGCACTATTCAAAAACTGTTCCATCTAATAGGAATAATTATATTGGGGTATGGGAACAAAATATTTTCATAGGAACAATAATATTTGGGTTAGGAGCCTCTCCCGTATGAGGGCGGTTCGACTCCGACCTTGACGCTCCAAAATACTAATGGCAAATGACGTAAAACTGGAATCCGTCTCCGAACCCATCTTCGGGATGTCTCCCCGGAGATACCGTCAACTCGCAACAGAAGGATTATTCCCGCCGGTGCAGAACGGCAGTATTGATTTCGTTAAGTCTGCGAAGGCCGTGATTGCCTATTACAAGCAGATGGCAGCCGGACAGGGAAGCATAACACTCACCGACCAGAGGGCAAGGCTAACAAAGATCAATGCAGACCGAAAGCAACTCATGCTCGAACGGGAACGCGGGGAACTCGTCAGTACGGAACGGGCAATGTTGGCCTGGGGAATAGTAACCCAGAACATTGACAATAAATTATCCGCCATACCGAGAAAGAGTGCGCCTCTGCTGTACGGGTTATCCATACAGGAGATAGAGGCGAAGCAGGTGCAAATCATAAACGAGGTAAGGAATGAAGTCGCAAACCCAAATCTCCGGGAACTCACTGGAATGGAGTCTCGCAAAGCTGGCAGTCCAGCCCCTAAGAGCAAGGCCCGCCCTAAGCGTACAACAGTGGGCCGACAAAAACAGGATACTATCTCAGGAGAGTAGTGCCGAGCCGGGGCGCTGGTACACGGAACGGGCTTACTACCAGGCCGGTATTATGAACGCATTCAGTGACCCGTACATCGAGAAGATAGTCTGCATGACGGCCGCTCAGGTGGGCAAGACCGAGATCCTCAACAATGTGGTCGGATATTTCATAGACCACGACCCTTCCCCGATTCTGGTAGTACAACCTACCCTTGATATCGGGAAGGCATACTCGAAGGATCGGCTGGCTCCGATGCTGAGAGATTCCCCTGCATTGAAGGGCAGAGTCAAGGATGTAAAGTCGAAGGATTCCCATAATACGGTCTTGTATAAGAAGTTCGTTGGCGGTCATATTACCATCGCGGGTGCGAACTCGGCAGCATCACTTGCATCCAGACCGATTAGAATAGTCCTCTGTGATGAAGTAGACCGCTATCCTGTATCAGCCGGTACAGAAGGTGATCCGGTAGACCTGGCTTTCAAAAGAGCAACGACATTCTGGAATCGGAAGGTCGGTATTGTATCCACTCCGACACTCAAGAATTTCTCACGCATAGAGAAGGCATATGAGGAGTCAGATATGAGGAAGTTCTATGTACCCTGTCCTGCCTGTAGCGAAATGCAGATATTACGATGGGCGAATGTCAAATGGCCGAAGGATAGACCACTTGAAGCGGTATATGTCTGCGAGTTCTGTGGTACAGAAATAGGCGATGCGGATAAAATCAGGATGGTTAGACAGGGGGTATGGAAGGCAGAGCGGGAATGTAAGGGTGTGGCTGGCTTCTGGTTGAATGAATTATACTCCCCGTGGATATCCTTCGGCAATATGGCTTCCCGGTTCCTTCAGGCGAAACATAAGGGGCAGGAGACATTGAAGGTGTTTATCAATACGGCACTCGCTGAGACATGGGAAGAAGAAGGGGAGTCAATCAGTGATGTCGGTATAATGGGCCGACGGGAGAAGTACGAGGCTGAAGCCCCGATGGGGGTCGGACTCTTGACCTCAGCGGCAGATGTGCAGCAAGACCGGATAGAAGTGCTGACTATCGGTTGGGGTATCTCAGAGGAGGCATGGATTATAGATTGGCGGGCATTTCACGGGAATCCGGCGAATCTGGAGGATCCCTGCTGGAAAGACTTAGATGAGTACATCGTGAAGCAATGGACACACGAATCGGGGACACAACTACGCACGGTCTGCACCACAATCGACACAGGGCATCATACCAAGACAGCCTATGCCTTCATACGGCCTCGGCAGATGAAGCGGGTATTTGCCATTAAAGGCTCCAGCGAACCGGGTAAGCCGATAGTATCCAGGCCGACAAAGAATAGCATGGGTAGGGTTAAACTGTTTATGGTCGGTACAGACACGGCAAAGGAAACTATATTCGCCAGGCTGAAGATTGAGGAGTTCGGGCCGGGCTATGTGCATTATTACGAGCGTCTGGATGATGAGTTCTTCAAGCAGTTGACCGCTGAGAGAATAGTCACCAGATATACGAAGGGAATGCCGAAGCGGGAATGGGTTAAAATCAGAGCACGCAACGAGGCACTCGATATGTTCGTCTACAATATGGCCGCACTTGCTATCCTCAATCCGAACCTTGAGAGATTGGTCAAAGATTTGGCAGTTGAACAGGAAGCAGTCAACCCGCCGGTAATCGAACCGAAACCCTCAGCTACCGAGAAGTTCAGCACGAATACCAGACAGCGCAGATTAATCCAACGGCCTCAGGGTTCATGGGTTACGGGTTGGAAATAAATCTCGATGAAATATTCCGGCATTTACCCAACAAGCCTCTATTATCACTTTTTGAAGTCTCTCAATTCTTAGGATTAAACAAGCGGACTATCTACCGGTGGTATCCTGACATTCTGAACGGAACGAATATCCACGGGGTGATACGGATTTATCGAATTTCGGTTGTTGAACTGGTCAGGGATAACCACGGGAAGCGATTGAGCGATGAGGATATGGCGAAAATAGAGAACCAATGCAAGAAAACTCCCCGGAAGAATCAATCTTGGGTCAAAAACTGGTCAAACAAGTAAAAATAGTGTGACAGACGTGTACTATCGTGTACTGACGTACATTGTCAATGCTGTCAAAAGGTGTCATGATGTCTGTCAATGGCAACCATCCCGGCGACAGAACCCACCGAGATTCGGGCAGGAGATACGATTTTATGGACAAGGGATGACCTTACCGCAGACTACCCTGCACCAACGTGGACTTTAAAATACTATTTAGTTAGTCCCACCAAACAAGAAGTCATAACCGCAACTGCTTATGGTACTGCCTTTTCGGTGAATGTACCCAAGGCAACCTCAGCAGCATATATTCCGGGTACTTACACCATTACGGCAATAGTCTCAACTGCCACCTATGCCTATACCATCAAGACCAGCATAATACAAATCCTACCAAATCTCTCAGTGGCAACGGCAGGAATTGATATAAGGACTCACGCCAAGACCATGCTGGATGCCATTGAGTCAACCCTGCAAGGCAAGGCAACTGATAAACAGCTTGACCTTCTTTCCAAAACAATCGGTGATAAAAACATACAAAGAAACCCCGAACTCCTTATCAAGTGGCGGGATGTCTACAAGCAGGAATATCAGAAGGAACTGGCGGCAGAGAGAATCAGTCAGGGCTTGGATAGTCCAAGAAGGATAGGGGTGAGGTTCAACAGGATATGATAAAGGCATTGACATATGAGGAACAATTCATCCGTGATCTTACAACTTCATTAAAAGACAAAAAACAATCCAAGAACATTCCAGTAATGAAAAGGATGTACGCCGCAGCAAAGCAATCACGCCTGACTTACGGCTGGGGTACAAGCACCACTTCTGCTGACTCGGAACTGGCAACAAGCCTCGGTATTCTCAGAACAAGGTCAAGGGCATTAATCAGGGATGCTTCTTATGCAAAGAGAGCCAAGGTGATTGTCGTCAACAATATCATTGGAGCAGGGATCGGGATGCAGGCTCAGGTAATGACATCACGGGGGCAACTCAATGACAGGGTGAATGATGAGATTGAGTCAGTATGGGAGAGATGGAGCAGGGCTGATAACTGTCATGTAGGGGGAAGTCTCAACTTTGCCGATTATGAGAGGATGCTGGTGGGGCAGTTGTTCGAGGCCGGGGAGATATTCACGAGGAAATACTATCAGGCATTTGGGAGTTCTGAAATCCCACTATCACTGGAAATCATAGAACCTGAGAGGGTTGCTGATATCTTCCAGCCCACACCGATATCCCCACAGGATAAGGTAAGGCTTGGGATTGAGGTTGATAGATTCTATAGACCAGTTGCTTACTGGTTCAGGCAGTTGCACCCAGGGGATATAAGGCTAACCCCAGCAGAGACAGACCAGATCGAGCGGGTTATTGCAAGCATGGTCATTCATCTCAGGATTATTGACCGTTGGCCACAAACAAGAGGAGAGCCGTGGCTTCATGCAGTAGCCAGAAGGCTGAATGACATGGATGGCTACAGTGAGGCTGAGATAATTGCGGCAAGGGCAGCGGCTTCTTACATGGGGATAATTGAGACACCAGAAGCAGACACCATGATTACTGATTCGACAGGTTCAACGGACATAGAACTTGAGCCGGGATTGGTACAGAAGTTGATCCCCGGAGAGAAGTTCAACTTCGTGAACCCTAATAGACCGAATGCCAACATGGATGCCTTTATGAGATTAATGCTCAGGGAGGTAGCCGCGGGGGTTGGGGTTTCCTATGAATCACTGTCAAGAGATTACTCACAGAGCAATTATTCAAGTAGCAGGCTGGCGTTAATAGACGACAGGGATTTATGGAAAACCCTTCAACTCTGGTTTATCAGGAATTTCAGGCAGAAGATTCATAGCGATTGGATGCAACAGGCGGTGCTCTCTGGTGCGATAAAGAGCATCAGCGTAGGTGAATATGCCATGAACCCCGATAAGTTTAATGCTGTCAGGTTCAAGCCGAGGGGGTGGAGTTGGATAGACCCGACAAAGGAAGTGGATGCATATAAAGAGGCTGTCAGATGCGGGTTCTCTACGGTTACTGATGTCATAGCATTGACCAGTGCTGGTAGGGACATTGAGGATGTATTGAATGAGCGCAGGCAGGAACTGGATATGATGAAAGAGAAAGACCTGATGTTCGACACAGACCCTGCAAAGGAAACAGGGAATGAGAAGTCGGCAGTTGTCACAGATAAAGAGGCACAAGATGAGGAAGAACAGACAATTATAGGAGGCAAGAATGGCGGAAAATAACAAAAAAATATTAATAGGAAAGATGTATCGTGATTTCACTATCAGGAAAAAAGATATAGATTTAGAAAATAGACGGGTTGCATTATCTTTTTCTTCTGAAACAGATGAAGTCATGCAAGAGACATCCGGATTGGGAAGGTATATAGAAATACTTGACCATAGTGAGAGTGCCTGTGACCTTACACGGCTGAGGAAGTCAGGTACTCTGTTGATAGATCATGACCGGAAAAATCAGGTTGGTATCATTGAGGAGGCTATCATTGGGGCAGACCGAAAAGGCCGCGCTATTGTGCGGTATGGCCGGAGTGCAAAAGCCAGTGAAATCTTTCAAGATGTTATTGATGAGATAAGAAAAAACATATCTTGCGGTTATGATGTTTTGCAAATGAAGTATGCAGGGAAAAGGGATAATGACATCCCAGTGTTCAGGGTAACTAAGTGGTCACCTTTTGAGATTTCTCATGTATCTATTCCATCTGATATTAGTGTGGGGGTAGGTAGGGAGTTGAATAATGACATGAGAGAAATTGATGTGGTCATGGAAGAAATGCAAGAAAAAAAGAAAAGATCGGAGGATAACAAAGTGGAAAAGTGTACGGTATGTGGAGCAGATTTAGTTGAAGGGAAATGCCCAACTTGTGCGGCGGCATTATCACAGGCAAGGGCGGCCAGTGCGGCAAAGATTCAGGTTTCGTCACCTGAACCAAAACCTAATGCTCTGGAACTTGAGAAAAGCAGAAAACAGGCTATAGAGAATCTCTGCAAGGCAAACTCGCTCGATGAGAAATACAGGGATTACTGGGTGGGTGCAGGACTCTCACTTGAGGCAATCTCAGAGGACATCCTGAACATCCTTGAGGAGAGGGGCAAGACAAACCCTCAGCCAGCAAGTAAATTGGGTCTTGGGCAGAGAGAGACAAAGGATTTCAGTTTTATCCGGGCAATCACAGCAGTTGTGAACAAGGATTGGACTATGGCTCCGTTTGAATTGGAATGCTCGAGGGCAGTTGCAAAGAACCTCGGACAGAAAACAGATCCGAACAGGTTTTTTGTACCCTATGAAGTCCTTGAGAGGCCGGTACAGCATAAAAGAGATGTATCCGTGGCGGCCAGTGGAGGCGGTTATTTAGTACAGACTGATAATGTGGGATTCATTGAGATGGTGAGAAACCGGTCAGTATGTTTTCAGGCTGGCGTGAGAAGGTTATCAGGTTTGACAGGGCTTGTAATGATCCCGAAGCAGACAGCGGCCGCAACGGGTTACTGGCTTACTTCTGAAACCAATCCCATCACTGAATCTCAGCAGACCTTCGTACAGGTTCCGTTGACCCCCAAAACAGTCGGGGCATATACGGAAATCAGTAGGCAGTTGCTTCTGCAAAGTTCTCCGGGTGTTGAGGGACTTGTTACGGCTGATTTGGCAGCGGTTGTCTCGATCGCGGCTGACGCTGGGATCCTCAATGGTACTGGTACTGCCCAGCCAACAGGCATCGTGGCAACAGGTAGCATCGGTGGAGTCACAGGAACATCACTTGCCTATGCCGGTATTGTGGAGTTTCAGACCGATGTAGCAGGGAATAACATAATCCCAGCGGCAGGGGCATACATCACAACCCCTGCGGTTGCTGGACTGCTCATGACAAGGATGAAAGTCACCAATGACTACTCACCCCTATGGGAAGGTAGTCTATGGACAGGAACAATGGTTGGTTATCCTGCATTTGCAACTGCACAGATGACCGCAGCCTCTATGCTATTCGGGGATTTCTCAGAGTGCGTAGTTGGTGAATGGGGTGTTCTCGAAGTTGATGTCAACCCCTATGCCTCATTTGCAGCAGGGATTATTGGAGTTCGTGCAATCTACTCGATGGATGTAGCTGTGAGAAGGGCAGGAGCATTCTCACTGGCAACAACCATTACCTAATACTGGACTATGGTGCTGTTGGCAAAGGGTTCTGCTCTTGTGGCTAACAGCACCATTCCCAAAAAGGAGGAGTGGATGATAACAAAGAAGGTTGAAGTAGTCAGGTGTTTCTACTATCAGTTGAAACCATTGCCAGTAGGCACAATCATTGAATTGCCATTGAATGTTGCAACTGAGGTGCTGGCAATGGGAAAAGCAAAGATACCGGTACCTGTAGAGGAAGAAATTATCCCTGTGCATGGAATAGTAGTGAAATCAGTACGGGGTATGGAAGATATACCAACAAAAAGACGAGGAGGTAAAGGAAATGCTGGGAAATCAAGCGAGGGCAGCAACAGCCACAATGTTGCTCGCACCAATATCAGCGGCGGCAACGGCTAATGCAACAGGCGGGTGGGTGAATGTAAAGCATATACAGGGAGAGATGGCGATTATATGCCAAGTCGGAGTGATAACGGGCACACTGGATGTAACAATAAGAACAGCCTCTACAAGTGGAGGCGCAGGTGATTCATTGTTAACAACTGATTCTGATATGACCCAATTTACTGCAACCGGTATCCAGAAGATAACGATTAGCAGGAACTCTACTCTGGGCTACATTAAGTTTGTGGGAACGATAGTCACCGGGCCTGCACTTGTTAGCGCTTGTGTATTAGCTCATCCGGGACAACTATAAAAGAGAAAAGGAGGTATATAGTTATGCTTGCGAATCAAGGTAAAGCCAGTGACGTAACCATGTTACTTGCACCCGTAGATGCGGCAGACACGACTGCGGCTACGGGAGTATGGACTGATACAAGACATTGTGTCGGGGATCTCGTTCTTATCGTAAATGTCGGAGCAGTTACAGCAGGGTCGATAGTCCCATCATTAAGGACTGCAAGCGATGGTAGTGGAACCGGCGATAGTCTTATGGTTCCGAACGGGGCTGAGGGGGTATTTACAGCGGTTACTACGTCAAATGATCCACTCATTCAGAAACGGACATATGATTCTCGATCTTCTCTGGGGTGGGTTCAGTTTGTCGGTACTATTACAACCGGGCCAGCGGTGGTTTCATCTACACTATTGGCTCACCCGAAGTATATGTAGGGTATGAACTTCAGCACTGATGAAATTGAGGTCTTGTTGAGCGAGGGGGAGGATGCCAGCTATCTGTCTAATTCCTTCAAGGTTCATTTCAATAGTACATTTCAGATAGTTGTCAATGGTGTGCAAAGCACCACCCCCGCTGCAACTTGTAAGACCGCAGATGTCACAGCACTGGCACTGGTTGAGGGGGGACTCCTCGCAATCAATGAGATATCTTACAAGATAGTCTGCATAGAGCCTGATGGTATGGGGTTCTCAACTATAGTGCTTGGGAAGACTGCATGATGGGGGTGTAATGATTGAACAACCAGGAGCGTCAAGAACAAATTACGCTGACAGTAGCGTTGGACAGATACTTCATAGACCGATTAGGGGATTGT